ATGCTGCTAATTCAGAATCTGCCCATGATTGGTCTCTGTCTGGATGTGCTGACCAAGTTGATATAAATGGTCTAAAACCGTTGACACCTACATCAGTTTCATTACCGTTAGCATCGACCATCTTATTTGCACCAAACCATATATCTGCAAATTGATCTTCATCGGTATTTGGTGTCGATGTAATAATACATTTACCACCGGTTGATAGTGTCGGTGATAGTGATGTCCAGAATTCCTTGGCTATGTTTGGTTCTACGAATGCAAATTCGTCCAAATAAACCAAAGATAAGGACATACCACGACCTGTATTTTCTGTAGTGGTTGTAGCAACAATTCTAGAACCATTATCGAAATCTATTGATCGTTTATTATATGATTTTACGCCTGCTCGTATATGATCTGGCACTGATTCATAAGCATATCTAACTCTGTGCATAATTTCTTGAGCACCGTCATATTTGTTAGATGCAATAAGTATAGTAGAGTCATCAACAAACATTGCATACCAAAGAAGATATCCAGCAGCAACAGTGGTTTTTCCCATCTGTCTACTAATCATATTGATTGATTTTCTATATTTGTGATAATTTTCTATCAATCCGTATTGAAAATCGTATAATGAGATTTTTTGTCTGCCCTGTGTCGGGTGTTGTATGTACATGAAATTTTCGATGAAATACATAGGTCCCGATACAGGATCCAAGCATGCTCTTAGTTCATCGATTTGTTCTTTTGTATAAGAAACCTTCGAGTAAGCACGTTTTACTAATTTATCATCTTGATATGATGCCATCGGTTTGTATTACTTTACTTTATTCTCGGAGAGATATTTTCTGTAAGCGTAGACTAGTTCCTTATGGGTTTCTTCTATTTGCATTTTCTTCTGCTCTGGATTATCACCCTGTTTTGCTCCCGAAGGACCGACTTTCTTTACAACAGGGCCGTCAGCACCGTTAGGAAAATAATCTTGCCCATCTGCTACCTTCACATCTTTATATCCGTTATTGATATCATATGCCTCATCGACAGGCGATCGATGAGAAAGTCTATCTGTAACCGACTTGTCATTCTTCCATAATTCTTGATTTTGCATTCTTACATGCTCCCTGTGTGCATCAGGCATATCATTTATCAATTTCTCATATGCCCTGGCATATTCCCTACGTGCATTATCTGAATCTTGACGTCTATTACCACTTGCATCAAGAAATTTTTTTTGTATTGATTGAAGACGAGACCTATACTTGGATAATTCGTCATCGCTAACACCTGCTTCACCTAAACTTCTAGAATTACCCACTGTCTCAAACCCTAACTCCTGTGCTTTCTGAAATGCTGACTTGACTGCTTCTAACGGAAGCTTTGTTACTTCGGCAATATCCTCGGGCGTCGCATACTCTGCCTTCATTGCATGCAGCTGACCTGAATTCTTTGTGACTGCGACGGGCCATGTAGTGCAGAGGCCGACTACACCTTCGGTAGGAATAAGTAAAATATCTCCGTCTTTTACTTCAACAGAATCATCTGTTTCATCATCATACCATTGCCCGGTTTGTGTTGCATCATATGCATCCCTCGAATCCGGAAAGGTGTGTACGGTTGGCCCGGCACCCTCCGACAATCCGGGACTATAATTTCCCATTTCCCCTTGGCGCATAGACCAATCTGTGTAACCATCGTCACCGGCAATTGCTTGTGCTAATAATTTTTCATACTCTGCATTACTAATTTGACCTGCACGGAATGCCGAAACCAAATCCGACATATCCCATGAGCTTGCATCAGAAAAATCTATAGATTCCATAGCACATGCTTTTCTTGCTGCTGCCGGATTACTCTGTTTGCAAGATGCCACGTGCGGAGTCCTCTTCGTCTCATCTACTTCGGTAGCTCCGGCTTGAGATGCATCGAAATTGGCTTCTGCATCGTTGACAGCGGCTGTGCTGGCTGTTTGCATATCTGACTCATCTTCACTGACATTTTTCATAGCCCTGCTTAGTTGCTTCGTGCCTGTGTCAGCCTTATTGAATTCCTTAGCAACTGATTGATCAATTCCAGCTTTCTTAGCAAATTTTGGATCATGTGCGGCGGCAGCCATAAATCGAGCTTGTTTCTCTGAAGATGACTTTTCGTATACTCTATTACTGTTCTTCATAAAATCATGCATAACTTGATCTAATGCCAAGACCCATGTGGAATTATCTTCCATTCTATATGCTGTTTCTATGGCAGATTCTAAGGAATGTCCTTCTCTCATCAACGATGACACAATATCTTCTGCTCTCTTTACTGCATCTTCGTGTGATTCTTGAGGCGGTAGACCAGGGACGGCCTCGATACCTTCCATAAGATTTATAAGTTTTCTCATACTTGTCATTTTGCACCCACCTTCAATAGAGCAGGCTTCTTGATTCTACCAAAAAAACCAACTTCATTTGTTTCCATATTCTTTGGATCATTGAAACTATCATAATCCTTCGGGAGTGTCGAGTGATCAATAGCTTCTTTTGGACTTAGTGGATTCTCGACTATAACTGTTTCTCTTTCTGCTTTGACTTTATTGAGTTCTTTCAAGAATGAAATGTTATATTTCTCGCCATAAAGATCCTTATCACCGGTCTCTTCATAATCACTGCCGAGGGCAGTCTTGTAACCATCCTTGAATTCTGCCGAACTTCTTTCTAAGAATAAATCAGTCTCGACCTGACGAGGGTCATTCTCTGAATAAACTGCTACCTGACTTGGCGAAATTCCTAAATTATTACAAAGATAGGTTCTTAGGAAATCTAAAGAGGCTGGATATCCCAATGTTATGTTGCAAATATGGACTGGCATATTTTTTACATTAGGAAAATCTAATGGGCTTTCTTGAATTGGTGTTTTTCTAAACGCCGAAGCTTCCTTCAAATTATATTTAGATAAACATGCTTCTAGAATATCAATTTGAGAATTATCGACTTCGCTTACAGCAAATTTGAGGGTATATTTATATTCCTTCTTATTTTCTGCGACATAAGATGTAAAAGATTTCTGAACCATTTTGGCGACTCCAATATTATAGCTATTTATCGGATTTATTCCAAATCCATACATCATTCCCGCAGTCCCAGATTCGATCATATCCGTTGTTCTTCATATTTTCCCATTCTGTTAATTTTGGGTCAAAATTTTCTAATAACAAAGGAAGTTTATGTTTTTGATATTTTAATCGGTTTTCAAAATGAATATAATCCTTGGTATACAAGTAAGAAGGATTGCTTGAATGGGAATATTTAAATCCTAGTTTCTCATACATTGTTCCTGTAAATTTATCTTTATGTGAATATGAAATTACCTTATCTATATCATTATTATTAATAAAATAAGAAAATAATTTAGATGCAGCCCCGACAACAGTTGTGTTTATTTTATTAGCGAACCTCAACAATTCTATACTACCTTTTGCATATCTCGATTATCGATACCAACTCGTTATTATGGTACAACCCATAACAATATTGACTCGTGGTATAACCTTGAATATGATTATTTTCCAAAAATGTTTTTTCTAAATTTTTATCTACATAACCTAATATACACTTTCGTGCATATAATCTTTTATCAGTTACACCCATGGCCGAAGATATCATCGAATATATAATATCTTTCTTATCCCAATTATATTCCCAAATATGAATTAATCTTATATTTTTATCCTTACATTTTCGAGTCTTATCTAGATGATATAATCTATCTTTGTTACCGCCTATCTCGGAGTGCCAATAAGATCCATTATACTCGATTGCCAGATTATATGCTGGAACAAATATATCTAATTCTTTTCCAATTATTTTTCTTACACTTTGTTCGGCTGTGGGGGCAAGACTTTTTACAAAGTTAAAAATCTCGGTCTCAATTACACTATAATTATGTCGAATATATTCTATATTATGCTTTTTAAAAAATGACAATACCATGCCATAACTGACCCCTAACTCATCGCCTATTTCAACTGACGTCAGTGTCTTATTTTTCTCTAGTAACCATTTAGGATCATTTAATTTTTTATAAGATACCTCATCAATCGAAAGATGTTTTGGATGCTCAACCCCGTGATTCTTTAGGTAATTTTCTTTTTTAATCTTTTGTATTTCATTAGACCTAAGAGGATGGTCAACTCCATATTTTTTAATAAAGGTATCTTTCTTTTTTTGCTGAAATTCCTCGAACTGTGATGGATTTTCAATTCCATATTTTATCACCATGGTTTCTTTTTTCTTTGTTTTAACATAATCCGACTTGGAATGATGTTCTACACCATATTTTTCTAAACAGACCGTTTTTCTATTTTCAAAGAATTGTGGTGATTTAAAATAATGATCTATTCCGTAATTTTTAAGAAATGTATCTTTTTTCTTCTGCTTGATTATTGTAGATTGAGAAACATTTTCTGCACCGTATTTTGCTAAATTGGTATTTTTTCTTAAAATTGATCTACATTCTTTCGAGCAGGTTGTTCTTCCATTTCTGTAAATTTTTTCTAACAAAAATGTCTTACCACAAATATTACAGGATAAATTTGCCATGATAATAACTCTAGTTAACTAGAATTATTTATCCTTTTTATCAGAGTTTATAATGTATTTAAGTAATTCGTTTCTATCAAATTCACCACTAGAAGAATCTTTTCTAGAACCATTTCCTTGATCAATGTCGATTTGCTCTGCCCGAACCTTCTTCAATTGAAGATCGATCATTTTGAGCTTTCTTTCTGTTTTTGCATTTTTAGCTTCTAATGCAGTTTTCAACATCTGTCCAGCTACCTCGTATATCTTACCTGCATGCATGTCAGGCACATTACCACCGAGGGATATTAGATCTTCAAATGTTTTGATTGCTTTGTCTGCAATATCATCCATTTCTCTATCATGGGTATCAAGTCCCACGACTGTAGGCAATGCAACATCAACTTTTTCTGCAGTTGTCAATGATGAATATATCTGCCGGGCTTCTTGAAATAGCTCTTCTTTTGTACGAATAGGTGTATCTTCTGATACATCCTCAGTTTCAACAGATGAAATATTGAAGAAATCATCTAATTTTTTTGTCATTATATTCCCTGAATCCAGACGTCGTTACCACAGTCCCATATTCGATCATAACCATTATTTTTCATATTTATCCATTCGCTTAAATTAGGATCAAAATTTTTAAATATTTTAGATAATTTATGTTTTTGATATCTTATGCGATTTTCGACATTAATATAATCATTTGTATAATAAGGTGCCGGTGCTGTAGAATGGGAAAAATTAAATCCGAGTTTTTTGTAAATATCACCGGTAAATTTATCCCTGTGAGAATAAGATATTACACTCGATCCTTTATTTAATTTTTTAAAATGAGAAAATAACTTAGATGCCCCTCCAACAACATTTGTACCTAGTTTATTAGCAAATCTTAATAATTCCCACTTATATTTTTTATTATATCTAGGTTTAGAAAAAGACATTATCGATACCAATTCGTTATTATGATACAGTCCATAACAAATAGATGAAGAAGAATATCCTTGAAGGTGATTTATTTCTAAAAATAATTTTTCTTCATTTAATGGTACTTCTTTAAGTATGCAATTTCTTGCATAAATTCTAGCAGACTTCCCCAACAAAGATATTATAATCGACTTGATAATCTCTTTTTTAAATTTCCATTCATAATCAAAAATATGAATTAAATTAATATTATTTTTCAAGGCTTCTATTGTTTTAGAATTATGATAGTTTTTTGATTTACCACCAGATATTTCAGAATGCCAATATGTTCCGTTATATTCTATAGCTAAATTTTTATCAGGTATGAAAATATCTAATTCTCTGGTACCGATAACTCCCCTAACGTTTGATTCCACATCGAGATCTATAATAGATTTTACAAAATGTAAAAGTTCTATTTCTTCTTGAGATTTTTTAAAATGAAGAATGTCTATTTCATAATTTTTATAAATTTTTCCTAATTGAGATTTGCTAATACCTAACTCTTCGGCAATAATATATATAGGTTTTAGTTTTTTATGATGATATTCGAATAATAAATCCTTATCTTTACACACTAATAGATTCATGTGAAATATGTTTTTGTGTGTGATAAAGATAACCGTATTTTTGAAGATTAGTTTCCTGAGTTTTCTTTTTAATTTCCTCATTCATTGAGGCAAATTCAAATCCATATCTTTCTAGATTGGTAAACTTTATTTTTTGTTTGACATCATTATTTCTTGTAGAGTATTCATTACCGTATTTTTCTAAACAAGTCTTTTTTGCAGATTCTCTAATGTGAGCGACCGATAGAGGATTTTTCTTACCATATTTTTTAAGGCATGTTGCTTCATATTTTTCTCTAAGGACAGCCGACTGCCCAGTATTTTCAACGCCATATCTTTCTAAATTGGTGGCTTTTCTTTTTTCCTTAATTTCTGACATTATTAAGGATCTTGATGCCACTTGTCCTATCCTACTACATTCTTTAGAACAGTATAATCTCCCTTTTAATTTTATCTCGTTATCGCATCCGGGTAATTTACATTTCATGCTTTTCCCTTGGGATTATTAAAAATATTTTCTTCATTCATAACTCTAAATGTCATGCCATGATATTTAGCAAACGCTTGTGCTGCTGCCCACTTAAAAGTATTCAATGCGACTGCTGCCTTAGCCTTTTGACTTTTTGCCTGTTCTAGGAATGTTTCTTTGGCTGGCTTTACTTCAATAATCTCTGTTTTTTGATTACCTTTAGCGTCTACATAAGTTACCACAAAATCAGGAACATACACAGTATATTTATTCGTAAATGGATTTTTGTAAGGTATTTTTATGGATTCACTTGCCCAGGATAACACATTGGGATTCGTATCAAAATATTGCATCACTTTGAATTCCCAAGATGATCTAAAATATATAGGATATGTTCCTGCATACTTTTCAGGCTTTACCGGTCTATATTCGCCTTGGACATAACTTCTTGACATTTCAATACTCATATGATCCGATAGGATCATTCAATACCAATTGCGGCCTATTTCCGGTAATTCTCCATAGAAGATTTCCCGAATGTGTATCTATCATGAATGTTTCTGTGCCCCAATCTCTCCAAAGCTTGTTTATCATCTTGCACGCTTCAAGTAACTCGGGGTCTTTTATCAATCCAAAATTCCCTTTTACTGCCGCTGTAATTTGATCCGTTATGAATTCTACAGGATTTGAATTATACATTATGCCCTTAGTAAACATATCTTCTATAAGACTACTCATGAGCTCTTCATTTTCTATAATCTTCGGTGTGTCTAACGGATATAACTTTTCTACCCTAGATTTATTATATATTTTACCATTTCTTCTATATGATTGATGTGAAATAACTCTAGGAAAATAGGGATTCTGACCGCCGGCTTTTTTGAAATTTTCAACCATCTCTATGTAAGCTTCAAACGGATCATAGAATTCCTCATTTCTTTCCTTAGAAACTTTTACAATTTCATTCTTTCTATGTGGGCTATCGGGGAATTCATAAGCATCGGAATATTGGCCACTCTTGCCTATCTTTACAGCACCTAATTTATTTCTATAGATTCCTTTGACCTTCTCGGGTGACTTAGAAGTCTTTTTAGAAAGAGTATCAAAAATTTCAATAAGTTTCATGCTCTTATTTCTCTAGCCTTCGGACTATATCTATTATCCACAGCAGTGACAATACCTACCTGATGACTAGGGTCACGTAGCATATTCAACGAACGATATGCATTTGTTGTTAGAAGAAGTTTACCAGATGGATCGACTTGTTCCAATAAAGACTGTGGTGTAATTCCTAATGAAAGTGCTACATCTATTGCCATTCCTGTCATAGTATCGGCGTATAATTGCGATGCACCTCTACCTAGAAAATAGCTTTTTACATTATTATACCATTCTAATGGATAGCTTCCGGAAACACCGGCGCCGGGCATTGATTGCTGTAAAGATCCTGGGTCGGGAAAAACCGTTGTTCCATTGGAATATTTGAAGGTGTTATTTGCAGATCCTGTGACATTTTTCACAGTTTTCTGTGTCCCCAGATATGTAAGCATCTGTGAACTAAAACGACCTATTGATGCTACATTAGGATTGGCCACCATTTCCACCTGTTCTGTTTACGTCTCTATACATATCAGATAATCTTTTAGCTGTTTGCACAAAGGGTCTTGTATCTATTTTAGGAGATGATGTTGGATAATAAGGTTTGGGATTGATATTTGCCAAACCGTCGAGGGCACTAGCACTGACTTTTCTAACTATTTTATCAGATAAAAAGGATCCGGTAACAGTCCCTAACTGTGACTGAACATTCTTGCCTATCCTCTGAAGTATCGGATTATCCGATTGTAATAAAGGATTATTTGATTCAATGAAATCCATCAGAGTAGTATTGAACGCCAAGGCTGGTAACTCTAAAAATTCACCATGCTCGAATTGTTCTAAAGAAGAGTTATTATTTTCTTCTCCTCCGCCCAACTTCAAATTTTGTATGGTATAATATGCATATTCATATTCGAATGTGAAAGTTAGTTCTAAAGTTCTATCACCGGCGGCATAATCTAGCTTATCATGGGAAAATGCTGCTATTCTCGGATTTACCAATGTCACGCGATTGAATCTACCGCCATGTACCTGGTATATGTCAATTGACTGAATTAGATTACGAATATTTAGAACTGTTGGTAAATTGAATCCAAAATGATGATTATCTATAGTGTCTGCTATTATATTCTGTATAGATTTTTTCTCACCAAGCGTATTGGTCGGTAGCTTTTGGCTTTTATTTGGGCCACCCTGAAAAACATCTCTAACACTCGATGGCAAATTGAGTATATTAGGATTTATGTTCGGTGTGATATTTTTCAACAATGTTTCGGCCGAATATTGCTTATTATCCTGCTGTGATTGTTTATTCTGATTCTGTCCC